ATTGGATCGCGTCGCGGATCTTGGCCCCTGCTTCGGTGGCGAGAGGTGCAAGTTTTTGGGCAAGCGCGATGGCTTGTTCGACAAGCGGCCGGATGGCGTCATTGATCGGCGTGCCGAGCGTCAGGAACACCTCGTTGATCGTGTCCTTGAGGGTGGAGAACAATCCGTTAGTCGTCTTGCTCTGCGCCTCCATCATGCCTGAGAACTTGCCGCCCTGTGAGGTCATGTTGACAAATGCCTGCTCGATCTGCGGGAATCCCACTTGGCCGGATTCGACGAGTTTTTTCACCTCAGAATCCGACACGCCAAACTGTTTGGCGAGTTCGCCGATGATTGGAATTCCTCGGCCAGTTAGCTGGTTGATGTCTTCCGCAAATAGCCTACCCTGAACTCGTGCCTTGCCGTAGAGTTCGGCGATTTCGTTGACTGGTGCCTGGACGCCCGCCGACACGTCACCGATGCGCGCCAGTGTCGCGGCCACTGTGTCCGACCCCTCACCGAAGGCGATCAACTTACGTCCGGCATCTGCCAGTTCAGGAAATTCGAATGGCGTCTTCGCTCCGAGTTCGCGGAGTTGCGCGAGTGTTTGTTCCGCCTTGCCCGCATCACCGATCAACGTGGAGAACGCCACCTTGGTTTGCTCGAAGTCAGCGGCGGAAGTGACTGCCTTGATCCCAGCGGCCAATGCCACGCCACCACCTGCTAGAGCCGCCCCGAGACCAATCTTCAACCCCGCAGCACTGAGGCTCGCCATCTTCTTGGCTGACGCGGAAACGAGCTGCGTGGCACTCGCCATGGACTGCTTCAACGCGGAGATGTCGGCTCCAAGGGTGACGGTCAGCGCGCTCATGCGCTGGGGGTGGCGTCAACTGGAGATACAGAACGTTTGAGTGATCCTACGGGCGCGATTGAAGTGAACTTGAAGTGAAATTGAAAAGCTTATGACCCGTTAGGAGGCACGACTTGTTCTGCTTTCTTCATTCTCTTCGACGACGTGAAAGCGCGATAAAGCCACCCACCAACACGAGAATCATGTGCGACGGCTCTGGAATAGGAACAACCGTTCTGAATGCGCCTTCCACACCACCTTGGAAAACAATGGATACGTCCTTGTCTATCGCCAAATTAATCGTTGGGGATGGATCAATCGGAATCACGTAGTTCCATGCGCCACTCGTATTGGAAACGGCATTAAAGTAAGTCGAAGTAGCAAAAGACGCACTGTCGTAATACCGAATCGAAAGCGGTGTTGACGTAGTCAATCCCGGTAATGCGGCATCCCCTAGAATCGACGAAGTCGAGAACCTTCCCGCGACTTCGATTCCATTGTCACCCATCGTGCTACTAGACAAAACTGTCCACGACCCTGCGAAAGGATTGCTGACAGTTGCCATGCTGTAGTGTCCGAGTTCGAGCAAGGTTCCGTCCCCCGGAGCGGGTGTGCCCGCGCTCAAGGGAATACCAGTGCGATTAGTTAGCTCCCTTCCGTCACTTGGTGTCATCGACCAATTGACGATTAGAGAGGCGGCGTTGGCTGAAACTGCTAAAATGCAGCTTGTGAATAGAGTAAATACGGTCTTCATGGTAATTCGATTTAGGGATTGATAATCATGGTGTCGGCAGCCGTCACACTCGGATCGGCTACACTCGTTGCGGTTAGCTGTAACGTAACCCGTTCGTCCGCAGGAAAAGTGACTGATGGGTTGAGGATGGTAGGATCCGAAATCGTAACGCCAGGCGGACCATCGACAACCGTCCACAGGACGGTAACGGCACCTCCTGCCGGGTTAGAAGCGGCCCCTGCTAAGGTTGTCGATGTCGCGCTGGGAAGTGATTGATCTGGACCAGCATTAACGGTCAAAGCCCCGAGAACTTGCCCGGCCCGAACCTGAAAAACGAATCGCCCCGGAACCGTGCTATTCCGACTACGATAGATGAGTCCAGTCACGAAATTGGGAACGTCGGTGTTCGGGTCGCTGTCAAGTTGAAGAAGTGTCTGCGCTGAGTATTGTAGTTCAATAGTTTGATTCAGACCATTCGACAATCCAGCACGAGCTGGCGAACCGCCATAACCGTCAACACCTCCACTGACATCACCTGTCTCCCAGCGGATCATATCGTAGTTAAATTCAATGTCGAAATTCCCTGTGCCTGTGTCGGCACGGTCAATAAGAATCAATTGAAGGCTATTGAGTTTGTCGTCGTTGCTATTGTAATAACCAACCTTCACCCAATTGACACCAAATGCTGAACGTCCATTGATCTGCTCAACTCCATGTGAATACTTCACAAGATCAGAATTCGATCCAAGGGTATCAATATCTGCCCAAAACGGCGCGATGATAGGACGTCCAACCACCTGAAGTGGAGTAGGAGTAAAATCTCGCAAGGAGCTGCCAAAAGTAATGTTGCCGTTATTGTTGACGAAGCAACTGGTCCAAGTGCTGCCAAATAGGTTGATAGAAAAGCCTAGGGGCGACGATACCGAAGGTGAGTCATCTTGGCGGACAAGAGAAAAGGCGTCAAAGCCCGGGCGCACTGCTCCCGGTCTCACTCGAATCCGATAAAACATCTTCGGCTCGGTAGGAGTGGAGAAGCCGTAAGTCACAATCTCTCCCGTACCCGGAGCGACGATTCCGGTGTCCATCCAATCGACAAGATCGGGACTGACTTCTACGAGGTAGTTTAAGCCGCGCTCTGTCGTCCAGTTCACTTGATGATTGGCGGCATCGCCAACAATCCCAACCTTGATCGTCTGTTGAGCTTGCGCTTGGAAAGCTATGAAAATCGCAACTGCGAAGGTGATAAATGATCTCACTTGTCACCTCCCTTCGTGCGGTATTCGCCTTGCCTGTGCGCTTGCGCCTCGGCTTCCTTCTTCGGCGGTTCTACCTTCCAGAAATTCAAAACGATGTCCTTGGGAACCGGTGGATTCGCGCGAAGCTCCTCTGCCGCTGCCTTCCGTCGCGCCTCTCGCAGCTCATAGGCTTCGCGCAAACGCTGGCCGTCGGTCGCGTAAAGCTCATGCAAGGCAACAATCGCATCGTAGCCTTTAGACTCGCCCGCTGCTCCCTGAACCATTCTGAAATCTGGCGTACCTGTCGGCAGGTCCGACGGAATGCGAAACAAGGTTACATTGCGAATTGATGCAGATGAAACATCGCCCACTCCCATGAAAGTCACGAAGTGACGATCCCCCTTGCTGAACGAAGCGAAGCCAGTGAGATACTTGAAATCCAAGTTGCTCCAAGCCTGATACTCCTTCCCGCCTTCCCACCAGCGGAGCAACGTCGCGCGTTTATCGACTACCGATGCGGATAGAAACAGGTTAGTCGTATGCATATGCTTCTCCTGCCACGCCAAATAGGCGGGCGAGTTCTTGAACGCTGCCACAGTGGCAGGATCAATTACCGCTGGTGCCGGAGGAGTGGGGTCGGGAAAGCCCGGATCTTCAACGCGACGAACGATCATCTTGCGCTGCTCAAATGGAATCTCCTCGGTGCTGATAACCTTGAACTCGTGCAATACCTTTGGTGGAGGTGGCGGCGGCGGTGTCCCATCGGATAGGATGCCGTCGATGGTGACGCGATCTTGAGCGATTGCAGCGAAAGGCAAGCAGAACGCAATGATGTGTATTAATTTAAATATGATTTTCATGGTGTGGTTACAAGTTTCTGCATGACAGTTTTAATGAGGTGTGCGCGTCTGATCCGATGTGAAAACGACACTGGATAATTTTTCAGGAAACTCTCGATCGTTAAAATGAGCTTTGCCAACGTATTAGCGGCATGATCAAAAGATAACATAGCAATTCCAACCGGCCTCAACAAGACTGGATTTCACAAATCGACCTGATCCTCTGCAGTCCACCTCTCGCGCAACGCCTCCAGTTGATCACGAAGCGTGGTTTGCTCCGTCTCGGCGCTAATCCAACTTGTCCGCACCCCATTCCGCCGCAGTAGGCAGTGTTGGTATTGCGCTAACCGTGCCAGCGGCATGAACAGGATTCGCTCCTCGGGCCAGCCAGTTTCGGCGGCGATGGCGAACACCTGGGCTGCTAGGAATCCTGGCTCGTCGCAGGGTGTGGCTTTTTTCCGCCTAGCTCGGCCACGGGTTCAACCTGCGCCGCCTCCAGTTCGCGGCTTTGTTCTTCGAGTCGCTTGAAGGCGGTCTGAAAATCGCCCGGGGTGAGGTTGCCACAGAAGATCAGGGCGGCTTCGCGGAAGGCTTGTTCGTTGAAAGATGCTCGCACCACCTCAGGCCAGTTCGCGCAGTGGGCGTAGACGAAGCCCATGATCGCGGAGGTAAATTCTGGTGTGCCGTCCTTGGGCATTTCGCCACTCATGAGCGGGTTGCCGGTGCGCAGGAGCACGTCGTAGCTGGCGAGGGAAAGCGGCCGCATCGAATGTCCGGCGACGATGGTCTCCACGTCGTGAAAGGCGGTGGAGAGACGGGATTGGCGGGTGGTGTCATTCATGAGATCTCAGAGGTAGCGGAGGAAAAGGTCTTCCGTCTTTGGCGAGGCATTGAGCGGCAGGAAGGCGAACTTCCCCCGGCGGCTGATGCAGGCGAGC